CCAACGGTTCCTGTCCATGATGCCGTGGAAAACTCTGCGGAGCCGTGTTGTATTTCTTCGTATTCGACCTCCCACTCGATGCACAGTTTGCAGGGAATGACGCCGCAACAGCCGTCAGCGGGGATTGTGTCACACGCTTCAACGGTACGCTCGGAGCATGGTTTCAAACGTGTTGACGCAGCTCTGCGCAGATAGCGGGGAGGCATTAGGCACACTCCGCTGACGCGCACAGGTCGTCAATTATCCAGCGTGGTTCGCAGTATCCGGTCAATGGATAGTGATACGTCGCCCGTCCTTTTGTACCAATCAAATCTGTCGGAGTAAGCCCGTTCAGATAACTGCAAACATCGTAAACCTCATACGTTCCTTCGTACGTTGCTCCTGGTGGCGTTTTACTGCAGCCGCCCGTGTACCATTCAGCGGTGACGATTAACGTAGTTTCATCAACGTAGTCGATTCCGGGACAAAGAACATCGTCAATGGTAAACCAGATTGTGTGTCCACCACCCGAGCCACCGCCCGCAAACCTACCGATCAACGCACGGTCATCCGATTCCTCATTTGCTCGATGATGTCCATAGACAACGAACGGGCCAGCGCCTTCCTCGATTTCCCATGAATCAACAATCGGGAGATATTCGACGCCCGGCTCACTTGGGTCGGATCCAGTCATAATCACGACGCCGAACCGAAATGCCCATCCAACACCTGTTTCCATCGACGACGGAACGGCAATTGGATACTGGGAGTTGAACAGAAACTCCCCATCGGTCGACGTTGGCTTCTCAACGTCTATCGCCGTGACATTGTTAATGCTGCGAGTTCCTGTAACTCTCATGCAGGCATAAGCGGGAATGATTTCTGTGCCAGTATTGTAAACGAAAACACGATGCGGCGAAGGTTCGTCAATTGTTCTGCGTTGCGGAAAGCTTTGCGTTTGCTGCGCAGGGAGCTGCTTACGTCGCAAGTAATCTTGCCACAGTTCGCGACCTTGCTCCGGACTAAACCACGCTGCTTCCACTCTACACCACTTTCGCCAATGTCACCTGAACCGATGTTGATGCCGTCGTCGACTTCAAATAGGTAGACGCCAGCGCTCCGACTCGTGGCATGTACGCCACCTCCCCGGCCGGAATGTCAAACCATTTGACGAACGATCCGGCCGAATCACCTCCCACTGAGACCGTAGCCGTTGCGTGCAGGTTTTCGATTCGGCAAACCGCGTTATCCGTCACATCTCCAGCCGCAATCAGTTCGTGCGTGGTTCCAACAATCTGCGTGTTATCACTTTTGATTTCCGTCGTGGTTGTCGTGGCGACGTTCTGATATGGCGGATTCCACACCGACACACTGTCGCGTGCGTACTGAAGTCGAGCCGAAAACGTGATTGTATTAGCCATTACAGCAGCCCCAGTGATGCGTAGGGAAGTGAGTTGTAAATTTGTGTGTACTTCCAGATGGCTGCGTTAGGGTCAAGTTCCTGTGTTCCATTTAACTTGAGAAGCACAGGCGTTGTTACTTCTTGCCCGTTCATGTCTCTGGCTCTTACTGGAACAACCGTCGCGTCTGGGGTAGCGGAAGAATTTATCAGCAGTCCTTCGTGCCTCCATCGCTTGTACCATGCTTTGTCAGCTGTCGCACCCATCAACGGCAAGCGAAATTGAATACGTGCTGTCACGTCCCATTGCTCCAATGGTAGCCCAAACTTGAATTGATTTTTGGCAGAGTAACCAACGATGCGAGCGGTTCCGGGTGGCCATCCGAGAAACGTGTCTGAGTTAGTAGCGTGCCGATACGCGGCTAATGCGTATGCGTTGAATGTGAAAAATTTCCGACGAATTACCGCGACCGGGTCCGATATCTCCATTGTCAGCCCCTCGACCTGTTCTTTACAGGCTGTGACAATGGCTACGCCGTTGTAATCGCGGTCGATTGGTTCCGTGGACGTCGAATCGGACCATTCTATGTCAACGGTCGCGTCGAATCGCTTGCCCTCGTATTGCAACGTGACGATCGATGAAATTGGACCGACGTTTTCAACCGATTTGGTTTTCAAAAACGAATCGACTCCGGAAACGTGCCGCGTTCCGTAGCTTGGAAGCAGCGTGGTTTCTTTTATCGTTTCAGAATCGTCGTCAACGGCGTGCGTGACGAAATATGCTTCTGAATGACTGTACGTTGTAGCGAAATTGTCGTACTTTTCAGACGTGCTGGATCCACCTTCACGGCTCCACATTTTTGTAGCGTCGAGAACTGCCATTAGACGATTGCCTCCATCTGCATCGTGTTTGCAGTGTTCTGGCGGACGTCATCCCAGACCTTCATCTGATCCCGGTCCAGCTGCACGAGAATTTTTTGCCTTGGCGGTTTCGGTGGTGGTGGGTCTTTCAGCAGTCGAATGATTTCCTGAATCTGATCAGGTAGCCGCATTCCCGGTCCGCGTGTCAGCAAACGCCCCTCAGTGACTGGCGTTCCTTGCATCAATACGGACGGACGCATTTTTAAATCAATGCTGCTTGCTGCGTTTTTTACCTCGGTTGAAAGTGTTGAGCCGACTCCCAGCATTCGCTCCTGCATTTTGCTGGAGAACTCTTCACCGAGACGACCGCCTACCGCGCCAATCTTTTCAGCCAGATCCTGCTCACGTTGCGTCAACTGGCGGGCTGCGATTTCGGGAAGTGATGTTAATTGAGACTTAAAACCGTCAAGCAAACTAATGCTGGCCGCTTCTCCAAGCCCCTTCATCAGCCCATCAATTCCGCCTTCACCGCCTGACGCAATGAACGCAAAGATCTGATAAACAGTTTCGCCGATGATTCGACCCGCGTTCGTAATGATCGTTATGACGCCGTTAAAAGCGTCCTTGATCAGATTGATAAAGTTCTCGCCAAACCAAATCACATAAGCCGGAATCGTTTTCGTGAAGGCGTGCATTACCACCTCCGAAATGGTAATCATTGCCAGTTCGGCCGCTGCTTTTGCTATCTCCCACACGCTGCCAAGATTCGTCACGATTGTTTCCATGAATGTGAACGCACCGACGATCACGTTGATTGCCTGCACAACTTTTTCTTTTACCCAGTCCATCACAGGCCCGATATTCTCAAGAATCTTCGTGGCGTAATCGACCGCCGGAACAAGCAGTGAATCGAGCGACGTCGCCAACTGCTGCAGCCCTGCATTGATCAGCACTCGAATCGGGGCAATGATCTTCCCGATCGATTCCATGAGCGTTGACATTGCGGTATCGGCACGACGGCCAGAGCCTGCAACCGTTGTCATGTCCTGCGATTGCTGTTGCAGTCCCTGATTAGCAATTGCCATGACCGCAGCCAGTTTTTGCTGATTGCTCCGCATGTACATAATCTGCGGATTGACGGCATAGAACGCATCAAAGTTGCCCTCGAGGGCTGCTTTCAAATCGCTCATTGATGCGGCTGCATCCTTACCCATTGCCGCCCCAAGTCCGGTGGCGGCTTTAGCAGCGTCATCCATTGCGGCCGTTGCGAATCCCATTCCCGACGCCTGCTGCATTAGTGCAAGCGTTGCGTTATCCGAAACGCCGGTCATCTTCTCGATCGACTTCGCGACATCCTGCATTTGTGCCGACGCGCCGGAGGCTCCGCGAATCTCCAGAGCCGAATTCAGCTTCTTTACCGACTCTGTCTGTGCATCATAGGCCGCGTTGATTTTATTCAGCCCGCCTAATGCCGCCAGTGCCGTTTTGACGGCTGCATACACCCCTGCCAGCGTCCCTGTGATGGATGCGAGTCTCTGGGTGCTCTGACTGACGGAATCGGCTTTCTGCTCCAATCGCTCAAGCGATTTTTCCACGGCGGACATCGCAGGCTTTGCCTGATCCTTTCCGCCGATGACAAAATCAATGCCGTTACTCACAGGTTCCGCCTTTTGTCTCGTTCGCTTTCAACTCGATACTCTTCACTTCGCAGGATGCTTTTTAGTTCGAACCACCACGCCGACTGATCAAGGATTCCGCCGACAACCGGCAAATGATGCTCACTGGCTGTCACTATCTGAATATCACTGTTCAGTTGCGGACCGATAAATTTCATTGGGCATTGCTTGACCTTGAACCATCCGTCTTCGCAGTGCTCGCATCCTTCACCGACACATTCTGGACACTCAATCTCCGCAGGTTGCTCCGGTGTTACAATGTCGCGACAACGACTGACGCAGGATTTGCAGAGTTCACCACATCGCACGAGGGCTGCGACTCTGATTTTTTTTTATCGTCTGGGGTTGCTGCCGTTGATGCAGCCAGGAACGTGAACACTTCAATCAACTCATCTAGTGTCAAGACATCGCCAATTGCCTCACGACTGAAATCAACAGGAATATTCTCCCAGCCAGTCAAGCACATGGATGCCGCGTCTAATAGTGCGTCCATGCTGGCCGCGATGTCACCACCGCCCAAACCCTGCAGCAGTGCGACCAGTTTTCGTTGCTGGTTGAGCGTCGGCGTTTTGGCGAAAATCTTCGGCTGCGGCGTCTTATCAACGTCGCATGCGAGAACCATTGTGAGCTTGGATGAAGGGTCAAGACTTCGAGGCATATAGATCAATCAAAAGTGATAGTCAGTTCGGTATCTGCGGAACTGCCCGCAGTACACAGCCATGTCAAATCGTCTGACATAAGGCCGTTTCGTTCGCCCTGCTGCTTGTTTTCCAACTGAGCTTTCGGAGCTGCAATTGTGATCGAATTGCCAGTTGCTCCGATCTGCATTGAAAACGCTTGTGCTGAACTTGTCAGCCAGAGTGCGTCGCGGTCCTGTGTGGCGACCAAAACAGATTCAGGATTAGCCGTGATCACCGGAGCGCGGTCCGTGACAATTGCTGAGATGTAGCCGCTGCGATCGCTGGCATTGACGCACTCACGCATTGTCACAGTATTGCCTGAATCGATCTCAACTGATGCCGTGCACAGTGCGACGGAGTTCCATGTCAACGCACCTTGAGCCACACGCAACGGAAGAACTGTTGGATACGTTGGGGCAAGAATCGCGATGTCTGTTTCATTGGTCGAATACTTTCCGGTAAAAGTGAATTCGATCATCGCTTGCTTGCCGGTTTCCGCGATAATTTTCCATGTGCCCATCGCACCGGACAGAATCGATAACTTGCCGTCTTTGTATTCACCAATTGTGATCGTCTTGACGCCTCCAGATCCGCCAGGGCGTTCAGTGACTGGCGACAGCACTAGCGAACTGGCAACCCAGCCGCACGCAGGCAACAGCACAGATGCCCATGAAGGCAGAGTCGTGCCGTTGTACGACATCCCAAAACGTACCGTGCATGTGCCCTGCATTCCTTCTGGAATACCCGGCAGATAATTGAATCCACCTTGCCCCTGTCGTCGGGTGACAGCGACATTCGGCTGAATGGTAAAATCTTCCGCGTTAAATGCGGCTTCAGATCCAGTGAGTGATTCTGCTGTTCCGACAGTCGTTTCGACTTTGGCAGCGAATACGCGACGACGTCTCAAAAGTCCGCTCATGTTTTGTTCCTATTTCGACACGAGCCCTTCAGCCCGCAGAATGTTGAGTTTGATCCGTCGTTCCATCTGCTTTCGCAGCTCGTCATTGATTCGCTTAATTTGCGGCTTGGTGAACTTGTTTTTGACGTAGGCCCCAAACGCTGACACGCCGCGAATATGAATGATTGGCAGACGTTCTTTGCCGACTCTGCGGAACGCATTGCCCTTCCATTTCACATTCATGACGCCCGGTTTCGGGCCTTGGAATGCTCCGTCGACTCGATTCCGTCCGCCCTGTTTTGAAATCTTGAACGATACGCCGCGTTTGTCCTGACGTGCCCCGAAGTGCCTGAGCCCGAGTCGTCTGGTTTTTGCGATGCTGACAGTTGTCTTTGGCTGGTCCGCTGTGGCTTTTGCGTGAATCTTCAACGGGGCTTCAGACTCTTTTTTCTTGATCGCAATGACGCTCCTCACGTCTCGCCCGATGTCCAATTTCGTTTTCTTCGCAGTCGCGTTGATTGCCGCTGCTAGTTCTCGCCCGAATTTCTTTTTTGCTTTGCCGACCGACTCACGCAACCGCTTCAACTGCTTCGCGTCAATGTCAATGGTAATCATGCTGCCACCGTCGTCGGATCGTTTTCGGGAACTCGATACGTCACAAGCAACGTCACCATCACTCCGCATCGCCCGCCAGTTTCCTCCGTGTAAGATTCAATTGGCCCGAGCGTTGTGTTGATTGCCAGCCCGCTCCATTGATGCCAGTTCGCTGCATTAGTAGCCGCCGCAATGATGTCCGCACCCATGCGATTCTTGAACGTGTCGATCGCCGTCGTTTCGTCGTCAGATGGCTTAACGATGCCAGCCACGATGACTGGCATGTCGTAGGCAATCACGGGAGGATTTCCCGGATAGCTCAACTCTGCATTTGGCACAGGATCGCCATGCGAAACCACGACAACCAAGTCCTTCGGCTGCCACGTCGCAATCTGTGCCGAACGAACGGCTGTAGAAAACGCCACAGCCATGCGGCTGCGAACATTCGCTACGATTCGCTCATTGACTGGCTCAGTCATTAGACCACCGCAAACTGGCTGACCCCGGCGTCTTGCGACATCAGAGTCATGAATGAAAACCGTTTTGGAAGTGTCTGTCCAACCTTCAACACAAACTCAAGTTCATCTTTGCCGATGTTGATTTCGCTGGATGCGATTCCAGACCGGCAAGAGTTGTAAACGCGAATCGTTGCTGTCGGTAAAACAGCGTTACCAGAGGCATCAAAAATGGCGGGCGGGTTACGCTCAATAATGGCGAGAATTGGACGTCTCCCGCCGCCATTTGGAAAATAGACAACCGACTCCCCGAAGTTGTCGAGCAACATCGGGAACCCTGCGGCTGCAAAGTGTGAGTCGAACGTCGTTGGCATCAATCAACCTTAGAGTGTCGTAACGTTGCTGAGCAGATGCCCCGCCTGTGGATACAAAACGACCTCGTCCACATCGTGGCGAACGCGGATCACGTCGCCGCGTACACGCTCATCTCGATAGCTTTCGACCGTGCCACCGATGGAGGATCCATCTTGTGACCAGTGAAACGTGCGACCGATGCAGGCGTCTCGCATGTCCGGACTCGTTGAAACGCGACAAACCATCGCATACTCGCTCGACCAAATTTGAGTCGGGGAAGCCGCTTGACCTTCCTTGGCGTTGTTCTTGCTGGTTCCGGCGACGATGACGTAATCCAAGTCAAATACCTGAGCGAGCATCTGGACAGTGATGTCGCTTGGCTTTGATGGATTTCCGGCACCGGCAGATTCAACGCGGTCAATGATCTGATCGAGGTTTCGCAAGTTTCGAAAAACCTTGCGATTGATGATTAGAGCGTTCGGCCACAATCCTGAGTTGTCGTACACTTTTTGAACAGCCGCTTCGACATCTGTAATCGGGACGGCATTTGTTGTGTGGTTGACGTCCCATTCATTCGTGATGGCCGTTGTGAGGCTGGCACCGTTCCACGTCGTCGCGTTGAACACGGCATCCGCAACTCGCTGCTCTGCATTTCGCAACACGGAAGAAAAGGCACGCATTGTGCTGATCTGTTCCGCTTGAAAATACTCGGAGTACATTTTCGATTCACGGTCATCCACAGGCTCTTCCGCCCCGTGTTCTTCCGTTGCGTAGACTGCTGGCTCAAACGTCCAGTTCCCGCGAGCGTAGCCGCTTCCGGGTGCTCGTTTCGTGTCACGCTGCTGAAGCAGTTGCTCCAACGGAATCTTTCCAAAGTTTCCGGCCTGACTCTGCACATTGATTACAGGAAACACCTGCGTTGCAATGTAGCCAGCCTTTTCGGACTCAAGATCAAATTCCAAGAACGTGGCCAAATCTGGCCGCTGTGTAGCCAAGCTACTTGATGGCGATGGCATTGCATTTCTTTCTCCCCGATGCAACGCGATTTATGAAACAGATAGTAAAGTCCCCCGGCTTTGGTGGCCACCTCCACCGGGGAACGCATCGGGCTTCATCAGGCGACGGTAACAGCCTTGAGGGCTACCGTGTGCCATTTCAGGTTGTAGGCCACGAGAACGATGGTGGCCCCGGCAAACGCGGCAAACGTCGCCGTGGTCTTAGCTCCGCCGGTCACGCCGTCCTCGATCAAGCTCGTCGCTGTAATCGTGTGGGCAAATGCCGTGGCGGAAGTGACGGTGAGCAGCAAGCCGTCCTGCGCGGCTGTTGGTGCCGCCAGCGTCATCGCAGCGAGCGACCCCGTTTTGGTTATGACAACCGTTCCGGGAACGAGTGCAATGGCCCCACTGGCTGCAGCAAGCGTCACGCCGTTATCCACGACCTGATTGATTGGCTGCACTTCGATAATGTCACCATCGGCAGTGACGGTTTCCTTGGCAATGCCTTCGACATTCCCGTTCGCGACTGCGGACACCTTTCCGGATGCTGCGCCGTAAACGTAATTTCCCTTGGTGATTGCTGTCGCAGCAACCATTTTCTGAGTGCCTTCTGCCGTCTTGACTCGCACTGAGCAAGGCCCAGCCGCAACGCATGGCAATTCCATCGTGCCGAATGACTGATCGAGTGCACCGGCAACAGCAACAGCACCTGGAGTTTTCACTCGAAGATACTGAGCAACAGCTGCGGCAGCTGTATCTGGCACAACTGGTGTTTCGAAATACTGACTCATGATATTCGTTCCTCACGGAAGTGATGATTAGTTGAAATTAACGCCGCGAATCAGCGAGCGTTCGCTTCTGCGAGAAACGCCTCGCGAAGTCCCGGGTGGTTGCGGTTCGCCAATGCCACCGCCTTCATCTTGTTATTGCCGGTCTTTGCCATTGCGGCATCGACGGCCTGATTCCAGCGGACACTGGCAGACGGTCCACCTGTGCGAGCTTTGGCGACTGGCTTAACGCCTGACTTCGCTTTGGCTTCGACCTTCTCTTCTTCGGCAGCCTTGGCCATTTCCTTTTCGCTGTCGTCTTCTTCATCGTCAGTGCTGATTTCAAGTTCAGCAGCTTTGTACTTGGCGAGTTCTTCTTCCATCGCCTTGCACTTGGCCATCAACTCTTCGTTCTCGCTCATCATCTCTTCCGCAGCAGCAGCAGCGACTGAAGCCATTGGCATTTCTTTCAATGCCCATGCAATCACTCGCTCGGCTTTCGCTTTCGGAAATGCCGCTTTGATCTCTTTCAGAGTTGCGGCAACAGGTGTTGACTCTGGCATTTTATGGCCTTTCTTTGAGTCGTTGTCACCGCCTGAGCCTGCCCCGAATAGGGCAGCTACAACTCCATGCGGCATGGTTTTGACTTTTGCGAACGCTCGCCCGATGACAGGCTGTCCGGCAATTCGTTTCGCCAGTCCCATCTCAACAGACTGCTGAGCGTTCAGGTATGTTTCGTTTTTCAGGATGGCTTTGATCTCGTCTTCACTCTTTCCGGATCGCTGAGCGTAAGCGGACACCATTGACGACTTGAGCTTTCCAAGCATCTCGGATTGACGGGCAAAGTCTTCGTCGTCACCCTCAACCTGTGCGTAGGGGTTGTGGAGCATCATGTAGCCGTTGCTGCTGATCTCCACGTCATCAAATGCACAGGCGATAAAGGATGCGATTGAGAACGCTGATGACTCGATAGATAGAGACTTCGGGCCTTGGTACGCGGCAAACGCATCATGAATGGCGAAACCCTCGAAGACCGATCCGCCTTCGCTGTGAATCTTGACCGCAATTGGTTCCGTGCCGTTTTCTGGCAACTGCTCACGTACCATTGCTGCGGAGATTTCACCTTCTCCGGTTCCTATAACTCCGTCAATTCGTATTGTTTTTGTCATTTTTTCACCCCGTCATAGACGAGCTTTTTGATTTCGTCCGTCGACATTTTTTGCGTTGTGCCGTCCGGCTTTGTGACCTCATACGAGGTTTCTTTTTTCTTCAAATCTGTGTTGCCGCGTCCGAGCTTGAACCCCATTTCCTTCAATGCCTTGTCCGCCGTACTCATTGTCAACTTGGTTTGATTCGGCGGGAGCTTCACGCCATGCGTTGGTTGCTTTGGTGGGGCTGCTTTTTTTGCAGGCTCACCGCCGGGGCCGCCGAAGTTCACGTCGCCATCATCGCCAATAAACATCTTGCCGCCGTCGTCAGTCGTCCGCCATTTGCCACCATTGGCCGCCCTCGGTTGTCGTTTTGCCTTTGCCTTTGGTGCCGGTGCTTCCGGTTCTGGCGCGTCCGCAGTCTTCTCTTGAACAGCAATCGCCGCTGGATCCTGCATTGCCATTGTGGTTCCGGCTGGCATCGGCAACGCGATCAGATCCCGCCACGTAATCTTTGGGCCATCCGGAAACGCCGCGTTGATCTTCGCCGCCTGCTTAGTTGCTGCCTCAATCGCGAACGAGTTGTCCGCAATTGATTCTTCTGCGATCTCTTCCCAGTCCTTGCCTCGTGCCGCGTGCAATCTTCGTGGGGATGTCAGACAGTTCTTCAACTGTTCAGCATCGCCCTGGGCGTCTGCAACCGGCTCGATGTATGACCACGTCGGCAGGTTCCAATTGTGGCGGAAGATGCCGTCACCGAGTTTGCTGGCAGCCTTGCGAAGTGCAGCGTCTTTTGTTTCTTTTAGGTGCTGAGACAACTTCCAAATGTACGCCGGTCGGTTGAGGCGTCTCACCAGATTCTGCTGATCGGCAACGAATCCTTTGCGAGCCTCATCAACTGCCCCACGCCATCCGGAAAAATTCGTCTCGCTGCCGTCCATCAAGACTAAGCAAAGTGGCAGGCCGAAATTCACGCCGATAATTTGCAGAATCAGCTTGACCTGTTGAAAGTACTCGGAGTTTGGAACGTTTGGACTGAAGCCCTGCAGTTCTTCCCCAGGCTGCCCGATGACTTCCATGCCTGGCGAGACGCCTTCAAGTTGTCGCGTTCCAGCCTGAGTCGTTTCGACCGTTGCGTCACCGTAAGCACTATCAGCCGATGGCAGGCGATTTCCGCCAGCCGCCATCTTTCGGAACACTGCAAAGCAACTAACAACTTGCTGCTGCACGAGCTTTGCGAAGTTGATGTCTTCCAGCATCCCGGAGATTGAAAACACTGGAGCCAACTGAGTCACGCCCCGGGTAGGATTGACTCGCTTTGGGTTGTATACGTGAAAGACTTGGCGAATCCCATCTTCGTTTCGAACGTCGATCGGAGTG